GTCATCTGGAGCTGTTGAATCTGTTGTTGCATGGCTTGCATCTGTTGTTGAGACATAGCAAGTTGCATCTGGACTTGTGGAGGAATCTTAGATTTGGTGTCGATCTGGGACATTGGGTTGCTGGCCGCGAGTCTGTCTGCAATCATCTCAGCGCCGGGGAAGTCCATATTCCTGAAAAATAGGTCACCAGCTACTTGCATGAGTGCAGGGTCTGCCGCTAGCAGTGGCATCATGCTTTCCACAGCCTCTTGACGCTTGCTGTTGTAGCCGGGTCCAGTGTCCATCACCACATCATACTCACCCACTGACGTGTCATTCAATATCTTGTAAACACCTTCCTCATCAGCTCCAAACGAGTTCAAGCTCACTAAATCAGGCTTTCCATCATCCCCAATGATCCTCATCACCCTCTCAGAATCATAGATTTTGGGCACTAAGTCCAAAATTACCTTGCCCAAATGCCTAATAGAACGAGTCAAATTGTCGTAAAAGTGGAAGTTTGACATGTCCACTTGTTGCTGTTGCCCATTCAGTGCTTTGCCTGAGATGTTGCCACTGGGGAGCTGATTTGGGTCAACAATGCCTATGACTGCTTGGAGGTCTTGGCTGATGCTGGCTGAGGCGGCCATAATGCCAGCAGGAGGACTCTCAGGCTGAATCCTCGATGGCACTGGTGCTGGCCTACCATCTATGTCAACTTGCTTGTATCTCAGTGTTGCAGTGGACTTAATGTTAGCTTGTGCCCATTCAGTCTCATGGCCTTCATCTTGGCCTTCAGCAATCAACCATTTTGGCTTAGGAGCAAGGGCAATGCTCTCAGTCATGGAGGTTTGCCAGAAGTTGTACATGCGTTGTGGGTCTTTTGCTTGCCTCACAAGGCCAAACTTCTTACGCTTATTCTCAACAATCAATTGCTGACCATAGACAGGAATGATTGGGATGTATTTGCCAGCCCATTTGCCTTCTTCTAGGACTTGCATTCCAGTGAGTTTTGCCCACCAAATCTCTTTTTTGACTGTATCTCTCTGATCAATGATGTCTTTTGGTTCACCCTTAAACTCATCCTTGTACTCAGTTGTGCCATCAGCAAGCATCAGGAGCTTGGTTTTAATGTGCTTGGTGTAGAAGTATTCAGCAATTCTGATGTCTTCTCTCATCACCCATTCAGCATTGGTGTCACCAGCTCCTCTGAGATTAAACTGAGTGCCATCATCAGCATCTGGGTACATTTTCCTGAATTGTTGCTTAGAGATGACTTCAGTAATCAGGCATCTATCTGCGTCAGAACCATCAGGCATGACTGAGTTAGGGTCAAAGTAGACAGTGAAAGGGTTGACTATGGATTTGATGTAAATCTCTTGATCAAAGCTATCTGGCTTGGTGTAGTCAGTGACAACACGGAAGAAGCCCCATCCCATACGCACGGCGAAGTCAACTGCGTTGTCATAAGCCTGATCAGCATCTGAATTGACTTCAATATGCCTACACAAACCAGTAAGAATCTCTGCCATCTTTGCATCTGATTCATTATTTACCCCATGAACCTTGATTCTAGGCCTCTGTTGCCTAATGTTGTTTGTTACCTGACGTACATAAGCATCAATCTTATTAATGGTCAGGCAAGGTCTGGATTCAAGTGTACGAGAGTTCTGGATTTCTACAGGCCATTGGTCACCAGCACTAAATCTCAAGTCTTCTAGTGCTTCTTGACGATTCATCATGTCTGCATCTGTACATAGGTGCAGAAACTGTTGAGCTTCAGTAATTAAGCCATTTGACTCTAAATCATCCATGTTAGCCCATCCAGTTGATCGAGGGTTGATACACTGCTTTCTTAGGATGCTTTTTAGGTTCATTGACCATCAAGCCAATATACCTGAAAGCATCAGCCCCATGACTGTATTGGTCATGCAAAGGAGTCTTGCTGAATGCCTTGGTATCTGGATCAACTTCATACCTGTAATGCCTGAGAGCATTTAAGCCCTCCTCACAGTTATTTCGATCAAAATAGCAATTCGGAAAGATGGTCCTTGAAGCATTAATACTGTCAACAATGGGCACTCTTTCCAATATTCTAGTCTTAAATCCTAAAGTTCGCACTATTTCTTCTATGCTCTTGCCATTGGATGCTAAAGTCTTGTTCTGTGCATCGTGAGGCAACCACAAGGTATCCAACATGTATCCAAAGGTTTGGACCTTGGCAAGAATGGCTGAGATAGTCTCTTGGCTTGTCTCAAAGTACCTAATTAACCTTGTCTCCATGCCTATAAACTGGACAAACCAAATAGCAGTAGCATCTGACCATCCAAGGTCAAATACGCAATGAACTGGCTTGATTGGATCGTAATTGACCCTTGTAATCCTTTCTTGTAGCTCTGCCATCTGTAGTTCCTTGGCAAAAATAGCTCCATCTACAGACTGCCTGCAAACACCTTCCCAGACTGTTGCATAGGCTTCTGGGTCTCTAGCCCTCAAAGCATCCTTTTCAAGCCTCAATGTCTCTGGAAACCAAGGATTGTCAGACCAATTAATCTTAACTACTTGGGCATCTTGTGGAGGATGCAGGATAAACCTTTGATAGGTATTGTCAGACTCTAGCTCTGGGTTAAAACTCACCCAAATCTCTGACTTTTCCTTCCTAATCGTAGGAATTAGCACATCCCAGCTTCTAGCACTGACGCTTTGGCCTTCCTCACACCAACAAATGTCAACACCCTCATAGGACTTGACGTTTGCTACGTTGTTCTTGAGGCCTACAAAGTTGATTTCAGTCCCATTCTTGCCTCTAATAGTCCTGTCAGTGATTTCATAGAAGTCTATCAAGCCCATTGCCAGTATCTGGTCACTCAAGAGCTTGTGGACTGAATCCTTGATGGATGTCTGGAACTCACGAGTACAAAGTATGCGTAAAGGCTTGACAGCTCCTTGGATCAGCAATGCCCTAGCAATGCCCCATGATTTTGCTCCACCCCTTCCTCCCCACAAAACCTTATACCTCGATGGCTTAAACAAGCACTCTAGCTTCTCAGGAAACTCAACCTTGTTGATTACCTCTTGGATGCTACTCATCTGCCTTGACAAATGTGACTTGGATAGATGGGATCAGTGGTGTGCCATTCTCACCTGTAATCTCTTGCTTGACACTCTCACGATACTTTTTGGGAAAGCGAGCCGCCATACTCCTCGACCATATCGAGGCATTCAGTTTTGCACCATCCTTGTGCTCCAACATGTATGCCTGAGCTTGATCTTCCCACCAATGTAACTCTTTAGCTTTAGCTTCTTCCAAGGCTTGCATAAATTCAGGATGAGTATCACGCCATAAGTAAATAGTTCTAAGCGCAAACCCTAACATTCCTGCAATTTGCTCTGTGCTTTTGCCAAGAGCACCCAACTCTACAACCTTATCGCAAAAGGCTGGGTCATAGTCAGTTGGTCTACCTGCTGTCATTTTGGGTAGCCTTCACGAGTTAAATACAACATGTCTTTAATTGGAACATCCATTCCATAAGGATTTTCAGTTGTTCTTTCTTCAGCAGGAAAATATTGTTGCCTTTCCTCATTAGTTAGATTTTTTCTTGACATTACTTGTCTAGCTTCTGATTCACCAGCAAGCCTGTTGTACATTTGGAATGGGTTATATGGAGTTGTTTTAGTATCAAGACCATACATTTTAACCAATTGTTCAGCTTGTGTTCTAGCATCAGTACCTTTAGCATACATTGGATAACTAGCTTGTTGTCTAATTTCATCTGAAGGTATCCAATCATGGGCTTTGGCATTAAAGTAATCATCAGTTAAGGCTTGTTGAGCATTCATGTACCAATCAGAGTTTTTAGATGGTGATAAGCCCATTCTTTCAGCTTTAGCTTCAACTTCCTTACGCCAATTTAAAATATCTCTTGCCTTGATAGCAGGGTCTTGATGTGTAAAGTCTGCTGATGATCCACCTACTGCATGACCAGATGACTCTTGAATAACGTGCTGAAGCTCGTGCAATGCACTTTTAGTGGCATCTTCAGTAGGTAAACTTCCTTTAATTTGTAAATAATGGTTGCCATCTTCAGAAAATCCCATTCTGGCATAGGCTGGATGTTTTTCAGGTAAAAACTGAACCTCAATGTCTTTTAATTCAGGATGTTTTTCAAATAACTCTGGGTGATGCAATACATCACTTACCTTCATTGGTTCAGCAGTTTTATCCTTACCCAATGCTTTCATTTGTTCAAAAACAGCAGATTGAAAGTCTGGACCACCTTTAATAGAAGCAACTTTATCACTTATTTCTTGCCTCCATTGTTTGTCAGAAAGATTTCTAAAAGCTCCAGTTTGCATCATTATTTCTTTAGGGTCTAAACCTTTTCGTTCTAATTGTGATGCTTTAAATGCAATTTTTGCTTCTGCTGGCACAAACATGCCAACTGGTGAATATCCTTCTGCTAAAGAACTTGCCATTTCTTGAGTTTTTGGCCCATATTTGGGAAATTCTTTAGCTGATTCTTCTATCAATTGCCTACTTGCCTTGAGCTTTTGTCCTGCCTGATGTGCCATTGCACCAATCATATCGACAAAACGAGTGCCCATTGCTTGACCACTTTTGCTTGGATTTTTTGCATCAAGTAGGTCAGCTAAAGTAGGCATAAATCACCATTATTGAGAAGGAGTTTCCTCAGATTGTACAAGAGGCTTAGGAGCTTGTGCTTGGGCTTCTGCAACCATTTTGTTCAATAGAGTTTGCATGTCCCTGATCTTGTGCTCTAGGCTTGCAATGATTAGGTTCAACTCTTGGGTTTCATGGGTAAACTTAAACATTATTTTTTTTCCTTTTTCTTTTGTGCTTCACGTTTTTCTGAGTATGCAATTGCCACAGCCTGTTTTACAGGTTTGCCAGCTTTGACCTCAGTTGCTATGTTTTTCTTGAATGCTTCTGGTTTGGTTGATTTAATTAATGGCATTTAACAGTTCCAATTCTTTAATGATGCTTTGGCTCGTTCTGCTGGTCCTTTTGCATTCTTGACAACTCCTTCCATCCTTGCACAAAAACTTGCTTTTCTACCCTCATCCTTTTTGGTCTTTGGGTTTGGAGCTGGTGCTTTAAGATGTGATCCATTCTTGGCATTGTATTCAGCTCTGCCTTTAGCAGTCATGCCAGCACCAGATTCAGTAGAGTTGTAGGTCTTGCCTTTGCCTACAGTCTTGTGCTCTATGGGCTTATCATGCTTCTTCATTTTTTGGCAGTCTTAGCTGATTGTTTAAAAGCCTGAGCAGTAGGAGCACCCTTAGACCCTACCTTACGCATTTTTTCTACAGGCTTACCTTCAGCCTTTTCTTCTTTTATACGTTTTTGTTTTGCATGAATGTTATCGTATAGTCCAGCCATTTAAACCTCCATTACTGCACAAATGTCTGCTTCTTGGATGATCTGGTAGTCCTGACCATCAATATTGTGTGTAGGCCAGTCTAAAAAGTCTCCATTGCCATATTTGATTAAATCACCAACTTGGCATTGGTCAACATCTGGACCTATTGCAACAATCACACCCTCGTTAAAGGGTTCTTTGTTGTCAATGTAAATAATATCAGAGATATTTCTGACGTGTGGCTTAACCACAACACGATCAAACAGAGGTTTTAGCATTTGGCCTTCTCCCTCTTTTTGGACTCGCAACTACTGGTAATTCAATCAGTTTGCGACTCATGGTAGAAAAAACACCTGAATCACATGACTCAGGTGAAGTCTTGGCAACTGCCTCCAAGCTCTTTGCAAATTCTCCACACCATTCATTTTCATGTCTGTTTTGGTAAGTAGGAAATCTTCTACAACTACCTAAATTACTGCCCATGAAATAAACGCATGTCTTACAATTGTTTTCAGCCATCGAGTGCCCTCTCACTTGTTGGTTAGAAAGCCCTTTAGTCCTACATGACTTTAGGGCTTTCGATTTTTACATGTCCTGAACGTGAGGTATACGTTTGTGTTCGTAAACAGTAGCTTCTGATGTGCCACCCTTCATTTCACCCAAACGCCCATCGTG